CTTGGTGCTGTGGGCGATATTAAAATACAACTTTAATATCGATGGTTTTCACTTTACATAGCACAACAAGTCAATATATCAACAGGATGAAACCCCGATTGATTGCCCACGGGAGCGGTAATTACTTCGTGCATTTTACGGATATTGATGGCCGCGACCGTCAGGTTAGTACATCCACATCAGACCCTCGACTCGCAGAATCATGCGTCGAGGAGATTGTGCGTGATGCTAACCTTGAGTGCGAAACAAGGAAGACCCCTCTCATTAAGGATTTTATTTGGACCTATGAGACAAGTAGGTTACCAAGTGGCCGCCAACCGAGCGATTCGACTAAGCGTCGAAACGCTCTCCGCATGGAAGCGGTTTTAAAGGACTGCGGTATTAACCCGGAGACTGCGGACATTCGTAGCTTTGCCAAGAAGGCGGCTAATGGGATGCCTATCTGCGAGGATTACCTGGTGCGTAAGGGAAGGGCGGGGCATAATAATATGCGTCAAGCTCGCAGTCTGCTATCGAAGCAATGGATAAAGTTCTACAAGCAGGTGGGGATTGATACTTCTTGCTTTAGTAATTGGATCGCTATGAGCGTGGAGAGTGTGCAGGTAAAGCAATTTGATGCGAGTCGTAGTGAGGAGAGTTTAATTGAGTTGCGATGTGAGGCATTGAAGGAAACGGACCCACAACTTTATTTAGCGTATGCATTGGCGTATGGGATTGGGTTGCGTAGTTCTGAGATTCTGCGGTGCAAGTATTCTGATTTTATTGAGGACTATGATGGTAATAAATTAATACGCATATCTAAGCCCAAGAGTATTAGGGGTGCAACGGATGAAGATTTTCAGATGAGAGTCTGCGATCCTTGGTGGTGGAAGGAGATCGTGAGTAATAAAACATCGCACGATGATTTAATCATTACTGCCCAGGAGGATAGGATTACACGGGAGTTCCCGAAGTTTTTAAAAGAGGAGTGTGGGGTTACGGACAAGCGTCCGGTTCACCGCCTTCGTAAGTACGCTGGTCATCGGATCATGCGATTAAATGGTAACAATGCTTTTATTGCACAAAGAGCATTAGGTCACTCATCGGTGGAGATGACTGCAAAGGTATATGTCGGTATGCCTAGCGTTGTGGCAAGCAGGTGAGGTAAGGATTAATAACAAATAACTAAAGGGAAACTAGTGAAAAGTAGACTACAAATGACTACAATAGAATTAAATGGAATGCGAATCGAGCATGATGGCGGGGACGAGATTTCCATCCATGCGGAAGCGCCTAGCGCTATAAAGATAGAGGATTTAATAGGAGAGCTTAGGACTCTACTACCTCAAACTTCAGAGGGAATTGAAACCTCCCTCCATTCTTCTCAATCGCTGTGCAACCAGCGCGAAGAATTACATCAAATAGTTGAGCCTGCGTAACTCCGGAATCATCGGACAATTTTTTCACGGTCTTTCGAACCGATGGGGACAAGCGTAGAGACAATGGTTTAGATGCGTTTTCTTTCATAGTTCTTAGATCACTACATAAAACTACAATGCGTGTCAATACGCAATAACATACAATAAATATGGGATTCCTAGATAATATAGAACGAGCGCCAAGTACGGGCGGAAGTAAAGGTAGCAGTCGCTACATGAAGTTCAACCAGGGCGAGAATAAGTTTCGCATCGTCGGCACCGTGGAAGACGGTGGCTTTATCACCGGTATGGTTGGATGGGGCGAAGACAAAGAGGGTAATCGCAAACCTTTCCGCTGGAAGGTAAGTGAGAAAGCACCGCAGGATTTTGGTGATGAAAAGCCAAAAGAGTTCTTTGCGATTAAGGTGTATAATTACGCCGAGGAGTGTGTTCAGATTCTTGAGCTTAAACAGCGTGGCCTCAAGGATGAGTTGGTCACCTACATTAATGACGAGGAGTGGGGTGACCCGCGTAAGTATGACATTGCCATCATTAAAAACGGTGAGGGTATTGAAACCCGTTATGCAATGACCCCAAAGCCTCATAAGAAGATGACTGAGGAGCAAAGGGAAGTAATAATGAAAACCAAGGTGGATATGTCTGCTCTGTATCGCGGCGAAGATCCCTTTGCGGGAAATGAGCCTGTGGTGGAGGATGATGCCGGGAAGGAGGAGGACCCTTTCTGATGCTGAGAACTGATATAAATAACGATTTGTATCACAGCAGTAAGGAGTTATCGAGAAGCAGGGCATCGTCCCTGCTCTCGACCTCCCCGCTTCATGTGAGACAGCAAATGCTAAACCCGAACCCCAGCACCCCTGCATTGGTCATGGGCGGATGTTTCCATACTGCGGTATTGGAACCCATGAAGCTCGATGAGGAGTTTGGGGAAAAGCCTGCGGAGATTGACGGGTATGGTCCGAGAACAAACGCATACAAGGAAGCGTTTAAGGAGATGGAAAACGAGTATGCGAACAAGCAATGGCTGAGTCCATCGGACTTTAACACCTGTATGGAGATGGCGGGAGCCGCATTGGATAATCCTATCCTTAAAGATTACATGAGTGACCTGGACACGATCATCGAGGGAACCGGTTACTTTGATTTCGAAGGTGCGGATTGCAAGGTAAGGCCCGATATATATGTACCCGGCGCGGAGGTGGTGATTGATTTAAAATCGACACAGGATGCGAGTGAAAAAGGATTTGCTCGGTCTGTGCGAAAGTTTGGCTATGACTTCCAAGCGTGCTGGTACCTGGAGGGATTAAAGCGTATGGGGTACAACCCAAAGACCTTTATCTTTGTGGCGGTGGAGAAGACCCCACCATACGCAAATGCCTGTTACACTCTTTCCGCTTACGACATTGCCCGTCAGATGGAGCCAATGCGCAGAGCGTGCAGAATATGGAAGGAGTGCATTGATACCGATGTATGGCCTGGGTATGCGGATGAGTTAAAGACTCTTGATCTTACCAATGATTGGCATCGTCTCTCCATGCAGGAGGTGGCTAAGAAGTTCAATGTTGGGCGGCATTTCGTGTACAAGATTGTGGAGAAGTATGCGATTGAAACAAAATATATAGCAAACAAAAGAACCGTGGATCTCAATGACTTCGCTATGGCGTTGAAGTGGGATGCGGAAGGGAAGGAAGTAGCATGAACAAAGCAGAGAAGATAGAAAGAATGAGGAAGGGTATTGAGTTCACAAAACAACATATCGATAACTCAAACTTCACAGGTGCGGTGGTAGTAGGAATGGCGGTCCTCGAACAAATGTTAGCCCTTATAGAGGGTGAAGACTTAGACGCTGTTAGCAACCCCGATGTAACAATAACAACAGAAGTGGATTGCTCTGATGGCGAAGATAAATAGTCGAGCTAAAGGTGCCAGGTACGAGCGAGAACTTGCCCGCTACCTATCGGAAAACGGATTCCCTGGCTCTCGGAGAGGACAACAATTCTCCGGGGGTTCAGAATCTCCCGATGTGGTGAGCAGTTTCCCGTTTCATATCGAAGCAAAGAATGTGCAGGCATTGAACCTCTATAGTGCCATGACTCAAAGCATTCGGGACGCTGGGGACAAACCTCCCTGCGTCATCCACAAGAAGAACCATTCTGAGAGTATGTTCACCTGTCGATTAAGCGATTTGGTGGCCCTCTTAAACGAAAAATCATGGGAGGAAAAGCAATGAAAACCTATATAGAATACATCCTTTTTGCTATGTTGTTTTTTGCCGCAACCGTGACTTTTATGTGGTTACTCTTATCGGTATTTACCGCCATGATGGGAGGCCAATCATGAGCGAAAATTCCCAAGAAAAAGTGGAGGTAAGGCTCAAGTTTCCCAAGTGGATAAGTGATGCATTGAAGCAGTATTGTGATACTTTTGGAGCAACCCCCGTTTCCACTATAACTCCACTCCTGGTGGAGTATCTGTGGCATCCCTCGCGCGTACGCGTCATTCCTCCGGAATGTAATTTAAATATATATAGTGCAGTTTCCACTAATCGTGGCACATCAAAGAAGAAAAAAGGCACTCGTATATCCGAGGACTTTTCTCCACCTCGTAGCATCGCTGAAAGCGAAGGTCTCGATTACGATTTAGCTCTTAGCTATTTCATGGATTGGGCGAAAGGGAAGGGACACACCCAGGCGGATTGGGACGCTACCTTTCGTAACGCTTGTCGCGGTTGGATAAAAGAGCGATTACCCAAAAAGCAGAAACAACCCAAGGAGATTGTCCTCTAATGGATTATCTCGTTTCTGAACAAGCAGTCTTAGCCGCCTGCCTCGCGGACGATACAGGCCGATCTTCGGCCATCGCCGTCGAGCGCCTAACCGCTGATGACTTCACCAACCCTGCCTATCAGCAAATATTCTCCCTCATCGCTTCCTCCTCTGAACATCTCAATGAGGTGGATGTGGCGATTGAGTTACCCGAATATAAGCTGGAAGCGATGGATCTCATTGACCTTCATGGCGGTGGACGGGTGGACCGCTACATTGAGCAGGTGGAGAATACCCGCAACCGCAGGACCGCAGAATCCGCCATCCATCATAGCCTTGATTTACTCAACCAAGGAAAGACGGCGGAGGAAATCGCTTCCACCTTTAACGCCAAGGTGGCAAAGGCATTAACCAAGGGAACCGGTCAGGTGAAGATTGGGCAGGCCGCGAATGAGGCATATTCCGAGTTCTTAGCCATTGATGCAGGTGACTCCCCCGCGATAAGCACATCTTTCTCAAAAGTAGACTACGCCCTAAGCGGAGGCTTCCAACCTGGTAAGCTTTACATCTTAGCCGCTAGGCCCGGAATCGGAAAGTCCGCCCTGGCAATACATTTCTCCCATGAAATCGCCAAGCGTGGATACCGTGTAGCCTACGCCTCCCTCGAAATGAGTGCCAGCGAATGTGCGGGGCGATTGCTCTCCCGCGAAAGCGGGGTTTCTCGCCCGCGCCAAAAGGGGGACCTTCTCCCCACTCATCGCGGTAAACTTGAAGACGCAAAGAACCGCATGAAGCAATGGCCCATCACCTTCAAAGATGATGCGGAGGCTACCCTTGACTCCTTCCGTGCCTTTCTCCTTCAAGAGCGGGCAAAGGGAGAGATTGGCCTCGCAGTCATTGACTACCTTCAGCTTCTCTCCGCCCCAGGGCATGACTCCCGCGTTCAAGAGGTGAGCCACATATCTCGCAACCTTAAACAGATGAGCCTTGAGCTAGAGATCCCCATCCTCGCCCTTTCTCAATTAAACCGGGCGTTGGAAACACAAAACCGCAAACCCATGCTTTCTGATCTTCGTGAGAGTGGGTCCATCGAACAGGATTGCGACTCCGCCTTTCTCCTTAGCTCCGAGGATGATGACAACCCCCTCAAGGAAAAGATTCGCTTTCATGTCGCAAAGAACCGAGGCGGGCAAAATGAATTGGTAACCTATCTAATGTTTGAGAAATCCCTGGGGCGCTTTTCTCCCTACCAAGAACCAAGGTTGAATGATGATTCGGATATCTACTGACTACAAAAGATTACAGAATAGTACTTTAAGCGTCCATAGAGTACGCTAAAAAGCGTTTTAATCGCTCACGAGGGTAAATACTCATGTTTGCGACTAAAACGCTTTTTAATGGGGGTACGGGGTTGAAGGGTTAAGTTTTCTCCTTTCTCTTATTCCACCAATCAATCACCTTGGGCGCGAAACGCATCGCCACGAAGATGGCCAGCCCAAGCGCGAGACGCGGGATCATGTCGTTGTCAGTTTGTTTCGCCATTGTGGTAAATTCCGTTAAGTTCTCTCAGATATTCGTACTTAAACTTTTCAGTTTCCAAATGTCGCTTTTCCGCTTTATCGATTTCCTCGCTGGAATATCCATCTTCCATAAGTTTCTCTCGGTCATGCTTCATCGCTATACGGATGACTAAATCGTGGGCGCGTTTCTCTTCACTCATCCCTCACCCCCCTCTACTTTGGCGAGAACCTCGCGGAGCTTGTCGCGCTCCAGGTCTGCGCCACTATCCCCGCTATTGATTAAGTAGGTAAGACATTTCTCGAATAACTTGCATTGCTCCAATAGCTCCGGAGCCGCCGCGATCAATCGCGCGTTGGCGCGTGCTTCTTTCCATCCATCCGTAGTGCGTGCAATGACGCTATCCTTTGTGCCTACCTCGAAACGCAACCCCGTGCTTTCTCCTGGAGTGCAATCCTCGATTTGCCAAGGTCCTGGCGTGAATGTGGGTTTCTCTTTTGTCGCTTCCATTATGCGTCCTCCTTGGTTCTTATGCTTTGAATAGCTTCC